ATGGCCTGCATTTCCTGTGATGCTTTACGCTGCTCTTCGGATTGACGTTGGGCAATACCTGCATACTGAGAAGCAAGTGCCTGATCGGCAATTTGCTTGTTCATGTCGTACATGTCTTGCTGGTACGCAGCCTGAGCCTCAGCAGCCTGCTGTTGCCCCACATGTGACGCAATTGGTGCTGCTACGGATGCAGCCACCGATGCCGCAATAGCGAAGTTCATGAACAACGCTTGACCTGCAGTAATCAGTCCGGGAACTGCTGCGATGATGCACATAATTTAGTCCTTGATTCTAAGAAACTGATGGAATTCTTCTTTATTGACCCCGATCGGGGATGTTTGAATGATGCGAAACCCTAGCCACTTAAGCCATTTAACATGGACTGTGTTGCGGGAATCAGCCCAATTCCACAGGATGTCATAATCCGTGTGTAATACAGAAGTCCAATGTCGGCACTGCTTTAAAAACGTATATCGAATGTCTTGGATACCTGGGCTTCCAAGCAACCAGACATTTCCGATTTTAAGTTGATCGTTCTGGATGGCAGATCTACTGCACCCAAACATTCCGATCACTTCCCTATGATCCCGAACGATTGAGAAACAGGATGTGCTGAGCGCCACACTCTCAATAAGGGCTGTGTCCGGTTGAACACCCAAAGCCCAACACTCATCCTGATCTTCTTTACGAAGGCGATATGCTAAGAATTTCTCATCGCCGGGTTCAGCGGGACGGACGAAGGGTTCAGACCCTCTTTGATCTGGATTCATAGGATGCGTCAAGTTCTGCGTTCAAAAAATTCGACGGCAAGTGCGTATCGTTTTTCAGGGTAATGAACAGTTCATCATTTCTCCCATAAAGGGGGAACCTGAACGCTCCGTATTCTACAGGAACATTCCCGATTACCGCTTGTCCGGTTCCTAGAATGTTACCAGAGAACACATAATCAAACATCGTGTTTGTGTACCGCTGCGTAACCTCGGCTTTAAAGAACGAGGTATTGCTGTAGGCAACAGTCATTGCACGGAGTTGGAATCGCCCGGTCGATAGGGTAACTGGACGCTGCCCGTCTGACTGACGTAGGTATTGAGTGGAGAACTGATACTTCATGGTGTACTTCTCACCAACCCAAAGTGACACATTTGTCCAATCCCCTCGAACAGTAATTGTCGGACTGCCCACGGTACTTGTTAATACATCAAGTTCATACCCAGCCTCTTGCCCTACAAATGCCTGCTGTACGACAGCAATATCCGCACCACTTTCAACATTGTACGGAAGAATTACCGTAGTAGCATCTGTGGCACTGTTGTAAGAAAGAACGGGGGGGTTATATGCTGATCGTCGATCTAGATTGGTTACAAACTGTGAATGAGTGTCCTTGCGGTTTGGCTCTACAGTAACCTTCTCAAGGAACATTCCTTCAGCCCCACGCTGCATTACCACATACATGGAGGATCTGATCCACACAACCCCACGTACCGAAGCACCGCGGAATATCCATTTAGACCACGATGATTGAATGCGTTGGCTGTCTGCATCAAACCACTTATAGATGTACAGGCTGCTAGGATCGCCATAAGCCTGACATGCGAGAATGTTTTCGTGGGTTGTTCCAGCGATGACCTTCATGTTGCCCGGGATGTACTTGGGAACCTGTGAGGTGGCTTCTGGAGCAATCAGCAGGTTTGCGTCTGCTTGGTTAGGCATGAATGCCCTGACTCCAGAGTATCCACCACGGACGAACGCAAAGAACACTTCCTGACCGATCAAGGCTGGTTTACAGGCCTGTAGGATCTCATAGTTGGCAATCGAGGCCATACGGACCGACGATGAAGTCAGTGTTGTGGGGGCATCCAAGACAAACTGCACCTTATCCGAGAACAATAGCAATCGTTCAGCAAACGGTACGGCATGTCTAAGAATGGTTACGTCAGGATAACTAGAGGCTACATCGATCGGGTCTGTATCTAACAGATTTGCTGCGGATGTACGCCAGAAGTTAAAGTAGTTGGCGGACTCGCTGAGAATCACGCTTTCGTCGGCAAGGATGCCTAAACGACCCCTGAATAGGAAGATGTCGTTGATGGTCCGGCCAACAAAAGATGGTTGTGGGTTTGTCAGGTTATCACCGGCCATACGCTCAGTCCACTTAACGTCTGTTCCGGGAATTACACCTGTTCCGGGGTTGTACCCAACACCGTTCGCTGGCTTGAACACAAACTGACCGCTAGGTAGTTTGATCAAAACCCAAGGCATAGTTGTGTAGGTGTACTTGTATTGGAGTCCGGGGCCGATTGTTTCAACCCACTCTCCCTGACCAATTCCAGTTGAGCCATTCTTTGAGAAGAACTTTACCCAATAGTTATCCACACCCTCTTGAGCCTGTCCTGCAATCTCGACAATCATCCCACCCTTGGCAACGTAAGGTAAATCTGCAAATGTTTGTACGGATCCCTTGATGATCTGTAGACCGTTCCCGCCCAATCCGTCAGAAACTGACTGGCTAAAGGGATTGGTTCTGGTCATGTGAATGACATAATTACCCGAACCTCTGGTAATTGTGAAGATGTCACCAGCGGGGCTGGCTGGATTTACTAAGGCAATCTGATCCTTCAATGCAGCGGCAATCAAAACAGTGTCAGCATGAGATACCGATGTAAAAGTTTCTCCATCGTAGGTTCCTGTGTGAAGACCCGCACCAGCACCACCACCACCGCTGCCGCTGGCCCCTCCTGAAGTGAATGACGCCGCGAGAGTTCCCAAACTCGAGTATTTTGTTGAGTAAGCGCCCTGTTTGATCCATATAAGGGATTCATTGGCCTGTGCGGGGCTTAGATTGCCTGCTCCGCTTTGTAGTGTCACCGTTTGGTGCACATTCACAATAAATGTGAAATCTGCAATAGACACTGCTTTAAATGCTGAAGTAACTCCGGCGGCTACCTGTGGAGACGTCAGATCCAGATATGCAGTGCCGTCTGGTGTATTTACAGTCTGCTCTGCTCCGTTTTGATTGAAAACCTTGATGTTGTTGTCTCGGACCACAACAATGTAGGAATCAGAGCCGTCGCCCCGGTCAATTGCATGAATAAATGCGTCTCCAGCATCTCCGGTAATGAGTTTTGCTAGATGCTCTGTTGGAGGACGCTTACCCAACCCGTCAACCACGCTTGAATATGCGTTTTCCTGAATCTCTGCCTGAGTCGGAAACCGAAGGTTTGCAGGCTGTTGGGAAACACCATTCAGCAGATTTGGGATTGGAATGTTAATCATCTAAACCTCAGATTTGGTATGGGTAACGACGGTCAACAACACGGAAAACAGAATAGTTGTCAAAGATTGAGTGATCAGCGGTCTCTCCCTCATATTTCTTGAGATTGGAAAGGGCTATTAACTCATCCTGTTGGGTGTATGCACGATGCTTCTCGGAGCCAACCACACGATCTTGAAAGATACGGGATGCTCTAATTGTAATGTAGTACCGGGCTGCCTGTGGTAAGTCATCCCACTCAAGAACCCGGATTAAGGCCACCTTCTCAAGAGGCCCGGTGAACTGGGTGGAGTTGGTCTTTTTGTTGTAAATCTTGGCTCCACGAAGAGTGATGTCAAGCCCATCGTTATTTGGATAATCCACATCCACCAGCAAAACATTGGATGCAACCACGATTTCCTTAGTTACAGGATCGGGTGTTAGGGTGACGTCTTCTTCTCGATTAAAGTGCCACCCACGTGCCTGTGTGTTCAGACTGACTTCATCTAGGATATTCATAGCCATTGCCACATCGGCAGAATTGGGGGCGTTTGGGCCTGTCAGTTGGTTGACCGGAGCCGATCCAATCGTGGACAGCATGGTGTTAACAGCCTGAAGTTTTGTAGTCGTAGATATAGTCATGGGTGTACTCCAAAAAGGTAAAAAGGCCCGATTACATTTCTGTAACCGGGCCCTTAATTTTACGCATCAAATCTGATGCGAAACTTCATTACGCAGTACCTGTGAGCAGACCGGCGCACTCAGGGCGCAGGATGCCGTGACCCATTGCATACTTAGCAACCATCATGTTGCCCTGAAGACGGATGTCGTACTCGGACTCCATCGACAGATCCATCAACTTGACGGTACCAAAGGCCATCTTCTGGAAGCACGCACCAACGACGCGGGTGAAGTTAGCACCGTAGGTGTTGTTTGCGCCAGTTACAGCGGCTGACAGATCCTGACCAAAGACAGCCGGAGCGTTGTTGCTGCGGATGATCTTGAAACCGGCGATCTGAAGCAAACGAGCATCCGAGTAAGAACCATTGCTGCTGTCCTGATAATCCCGATTAACAAGATCAAGACCTTCGGACGAGTTGATAAGACGGTAGTACGAAGTCGGGGAGACCACGCAGTAACGCTCTTCACTCGGGACGTTCTTGGTGTCAAACGAGGCTGCCATGTCGTACAACTTATCAACAAAGGCTGAGATTCCGGCACTTGGAATAGATCCAGCACCAGAGTTGAACGTGGCATCGGTGAGCAGGGTTGCAGCACCTGAGGTTTCAGTTCCACCAGCACCCATGCCGGTCAGGTTTGCAGCACGTGCAGTAGGCACTGCTGCAGCAAAAGTTGCTGCGCTCAAGCAAGCAAGACCGAGCAGGTTCTTATCGAACTGCTTGGCAAGTGCACGCCCAAGTTCCTGTGAGTAGATCGAACGCACATCGTAGTGGTTCTTAGCCTCATCCAACTTATCGATAAAGGTGGTTGCAAGGAGGAGGTCATCGATGTTGATGATCTTCTCGACGTGCTTATAGGCCGTGACATAACTAGCAGCATCATGACCGTTATCAACCAAGATGTCAGTACCAGGCTTGTGGTACTTAGCCGACGCAATGCCGGTAACCGGGAACTGAGCCGACTTACCGCTCGTGATCGTTCGGATCATGTGCAGAGGCTTCATAACAGTCGAGGTTTCAAACGTCTGAAGAACT